ATTTCCAAAAACAATTGCATTACCTGATTCTATTACCGAAGTAGTAAATAGTGTAGAAAATACGCTACCCACCACAACTGTGACAGTATAGGTATAAATAGATATATGGCAGGAATAAATCAATCAGATAAAAGTATTACAGGCGATATCACTAAAGCTCGAATAGTTTCCAGAAAGAAACCACATAGAGACTTAGATTTATCCCTTAAAATACATCCGATAAGGAAAGATATTATACCTTTAAAGGACGATAATGCTATTAAGAATGCATTAAGAAATTTATTGGTTAGTAATTTCTATGACAGACCGTTTTCTAGAGATAAAGGTGCTAATTTAAAAGGCCTTCTATTTGAACCCGCCGATGTAATCACAAGAATCACTATGAGAAAAAATTTGGAGACGGTAATAAGAAAATATGAACCTAGGGTTTTAACAAGGAGCATTATTATTAATGATTCCCCTGATACCAATTCATATCACATTAAGGTAAATTTTAAAATAAAAGAAAATGATACAGATGAAAGTGTTTCAATTGTATTAAGAAGGTTAAAGTAATATGGCTAGTAATTTAAATGTAACAGAATTAGATTTTAATCAAATCAAACAAAATCTAAAAAACTTTTTGAAACAACAAACAGAGTTTAACGACTATGATTTTGAAGGCTCAGGCCTAAGTGTTTTATTAGATGTGCTTTCATATAATACGCATTATAACGCAATGAATGCTCACTATTCATTAAATGAGGCATTTCTTGATTCAGCTCAAATAATAGGTAATGTAGTTACCAGAGCAAAATTATTAGGTTATACTCCTAGGTCTGTTTTAGCTCCAAGAGCTCAAGTTAATTTAGTAGTTACAAAAGCAGCATCTGGAACAATACCGACAACCATTTCCCTCGATCGAGGAACAAAATTAAAAACAGTTGTCGAAGGTGAAGAGTTTCAGTATGTAGTTTTGGAAACACAAACTGCTAATTTAATAGGCACAACATATACATTTTCTAATGTGGTAGTGGTAGAAGGTAACATAAGAGAATTAAAATATAGAGTTGATAATGATATAGAAAATCAGAAATTTCAACTTACAGATTCAGAAGCTGATACTTCATCGCTTCGTGTCCGTGTACAAACAAACGAAAATGGCGGCGAATTTGAAATATATACAAAATTTGAATCACTAAAAAATGTAGATGCAAGCAGTAAGGTTTATTATTTACAAGAAAATGCAGGTGGTTATTATGAGGTATATTTTGGAGATGGCGTAACAGGTAAAAAACCAACAAATAATAATGTCGTAACAATCGATTATGTTACAACAGACGGTACAGAATCAAACGGTGCTAATGTATTTAGTATGGTTGATAATGTTCAAGGACTTTCTGGTATTGTGGTTACGACTGCAGTGGCTGCAGCAGGTGGAGCAGAGGCAGAAACACTTGAATCAATTAGATTTAATGCACCGTTAACATTCACAACACAAAACAGAGCTGTAACATCAGAAGATTATGCAGCGATTATTAAAAAGGAATTTAGTAATATAGATTCTATTTCAACCTGGGGCGGAGAAGATAATGACCCACCTGATTTTGGAAGAGTTTATATTTCAATTAAACCACTATTATCCAATGCACTAACAACGGCAGAAAAATCAGATATTACTGGTGCAATATTAAAGGGCAAAAATGTGGTATCAATTACGCCACAAATTGTTGACCCTAATTTTACTAATTTAGAATTGGATGTAGCATTTAAATATAATCCAAACTTAACAGATAGAAGTTCTGTTGAATTATCATCAGTGGTAAGAGATACAGTATCAGATTATAACTTTAATAATTTAAATAAATTCGATGGTGTGTTTAGGCATTCACAATTAACAAGAGCAATCGATAGTGCTGACCCTGCTATATTAAATACAGTAATCAGACCTCGTATGTTCCAAAATATAATACCAACAACTGATGTATTAGGTGCCATTGAATTACAATCGCACTCACTTAGTTTTGTTGCACCATTTTTTCAATCAGGGCAATCAACTAAGTTTATTTTATCCTCATCAGCATTTGGATTAAATACTGACCCAACTGGAGAACACTTTTTTGGAGATGTTCCTATTGCTAATTCAACTAACAGAACAGTAATCATATATAAAGTGGTCAATAGTCAGAATGTAACTGTCATAGCCGACGCAGGCTTAATGGAACCGACCCTAGGTAAGGTTACACTAAACAACTTTAAAACAAATAACAATACAGCTATAAGGGTTACGGTATTACCTAACTCACTTGACCTTGCGCCAAAGCGTAATCAGTTAATCACAATCGATAATACTTTTGTACAAATTAATCCAGAAATTGATACCATTGCAGTTGCTGGTTCATCTGGTTCAATAACATATACAACAACATCTAGATTTAAATAATGAGCAGAAAATCAATATCATCAGGAATAATAGAGCTTGATAATTCAACTCTACATGAAACCAAGGAGAATATTCGCCTTGACCAATTATTACCACCTGATATATTAGAAGATAAAACTAAATTAGACCAGTTATTACAATCATATTACACGTTCATGAATATGGACGAATTTATATATCAGGAAACTGAAACATTTACTGATGTGATTTTAGATGATGTTGCACGATTTAGAATATTAGACCCAACAAATAAAAACAGTGAATTTTTTACTGATGAAACAGGTGCTTCGTCAACACTAACACTCACATCGCCTAGTGGTAAATCACCGGCTGAGTTTACATTTGATGGCTCATCTAGTTCTATTGTAAACACCTCAAATGATTCTCTTGATTTAACAACATTTCAACAAAAAGCTTTACCAGTAGGAACAAGAATACAATATGATGTAGGAGATGGTTCTGCTATTGCTGGGTTAGTTGATGATACTAATTACTTTGTTGTATTCAGTTCAAACAATCAGGTTAAATTAAGTCTTACATTAGGTGGTTCAGTAATAAATTTATCCTCTGTAGGAAGTGGTAAGGTACATAAAATACGAGGCACATTGGCAACAATGACAATACCTTTAACAGCTGTTAATGTTGCAATTACAAATGGTAATGATTTACCAGGTACACTTGCGAAATCAACATCTGAAATAGGTAAAACATTTACGGTTAATGGTTTATCATCATTTAATAATTATTCGGCTTCTCTCACCACAATAGTAAAACATTGGGTAGGTCCCGGTCCATCATGGGTAATGAATAACATTGAAACCGCAATGGACATTGATAAAAATACAAGTAATTATTTAGAGTTAATGCAAAAAGAAATTGCTTCTGCAGTGCCAAGAAATGTTACAGTAAATAAAAGAAACCTTTACAAAAGAATACTTGATTTTTATAAGGTAAGAGGTTCAGCAGATGCAGTTGAGATATTTTTTAGGTTATTATTTAATGATTCAGTAGAGGTTGAATTTCCTTATGATTCAGTATTAGTACCTTCATCAGGTGCTTGGGACCAACCAGCAACTGTTACAACTACATTAAATGGTGCTGTAAATAATTCTACAACACTTACTCTTATATCTGCAAATGACAATATTAGGCTTTCATCAAAATTAACTGTAGGTACAACAATAGGATTAACAGATGATATTCGTGTTGCAAACATTAGTGGTAAAACAATAACACTTTCACAGGCAGTAACCTTGGCTGACACAACAACAGTTAACTTTGTACCAAGAGGAATCTATTTAGATAATAAAGGATTCCTATCCGACAGAATTAAAATACAAGATAGTAAAAAATTCCAAAAGTTCTCATATTTAATAAAAACAGGTAAAAATTTAGCTGATTGGGAAAATGTATTTGATAAATTAGTACATCCAGCTGGGTTTATTTATTTTGCAGAAATATTAATTTTCTTAGAATTGTCAAGAAAAATATTAGGCGATGATAGCTTTGATGTCGATACAATACGATGGGACGAATTAACAAAGATTATAAGGAAGGTATTGTCAGCAATGCCTATCAGACAACCAGGAGTTATGGGAGTCGAAGATGTACCATTACTAGTGGAAATATTTGCCTCTACATTCTTACCTGGAGTGTCAGCACATATACACAAATCCGGTACACTTTCACTTGGACTTAAAAGTGGTATTATAACAGCTACATCTATTACGGCTGGAGGAACAGGTTATACAGCAGTCCCTGCAGTGACCTCAACAGATGCTGGAACGCCATCAGGTCACACAACGGCCACATTAACAGCTGTTTTAACTAACGGTTCAGTATCTTCAATCACTATAGGTAATGGTGGTAAGGATTATAATGTTCCGGTACTTACAGTTGCGGCACCAACGGCTCAGACATTTAATGGTTCAAGTAGTTCAATCGTAAGTGTTTCTGCTAACCATATAACACTAACCGCAGCTCAAAAGAATTCATGGGTCGTAGGCGATGGGCTTAGATATACAACCACAGGCGGAGCAATAGGTGGTCTGGTAGCTGGTGATAATAGAATTTATTTTGTAAAAACAATAACAGGTAATGCTATTTCTTTATCAGCCACTGCAGGTGGAGCAGAGATTAATATATCAGGAGTAGGCTCAGGAACAACACATAAATTTACAGGTATAACTGCTACTGCTACGGCTACCAAAAGTGATGGTCAATTAGAGAGTGTAACAATTGTGGAACCTGGATTTGGATATGCAAGTGCTCCAGCAATATCATTTAGTGGTATTGAATCATCAGGTGGTAGTGGAGTAAATCCATCTGTCACAATAGGAATTACATCAGACGGCTCATTGAATAAAGATAATATTACCATTAATAGTGTAGGTGGTGGCTGGTCAAATTTATTTGCCACCCCGGCAGGTAATGCTAATGCAGGTAAAATTGCATCAGTAAAAATATTCGGTAAAGCAGATAAAAAATATTTTAGTGCTCCTGCAATATCATTTACGGAACCAACAGCCAAAGATGCTGATGGGGTTTTATTAAGTACAAATGTTCTTGCAACAGCAGCATTTAGTTTAGATGCTGAAGGAGAAATAACCAATACTATATTAACTGGAGCAAATGGTGGACTTACAAATGTCGGTAATGGTTATACGGCTGACCCAATAGTTACATTAGGTAGTGCAGTTTCAAGTGAGGAAAGAGTTGCAGATATGCCAGAAACAGTTATTATATCATTAAATCATAATGAAGTTGAACAATTAATAACACAAACTAAAATAAATCCAAGACAAACAAGTGGCTCAATAATGACTACAACAGGAACAGCAGTCAAATTTTTAGCAGAACATACGGTTAAAGTACTAGACCCTAACTTTAGAACCATTATAAATAATGGATATAAACCAAGAAAAGGAATAAATAATTTCTTTACTAGTGCACGATTGTATAATACCAATCAAACAATTGAATTTTTAGGCAGTAATACATTACAAACTATTGCCTTTAATGATATAAATAAATATAACACACGAACATTCGTGGAAATAGAATAATAGGAAATAATTATGGCAGCAATAGTATCATCAAATTTTAGGGTTTTAAACGCTAATAACTTTAAAGAAGATGTAACGGACAGCAGTGTCTATGTAGCAATAGGTAAATCAGACGTATGGTCTCTTACCACATCAGATACAACTGACGGAACACCAGCAACACCAAACGACCATTTGGACGATATAGGAGAACTAAGATACCAGATGACTGGTATGAAGAAGGTTACAGGTTCTGATTTATCAAATGTGGTACCAAGATATACTTGGACTTCAGGCAGTTCATATCACGCATGGAAATCAAACGATGCATCAATTTTTGATAAAGCATTTTATATTGTAACATCAGAATTTAAAGTTTACAAATGCATTAAAGCAGGTGGTGGTACTTCAAATATCCAACCAACCCAAACATTAACAGACCCACAAGCTGAGTCAGATGGATATGTATGGAAATATATGTATACGATTGGCGTTTCTGACGCAACAAAATTTTTAACAAATGCATATATGCCGGTTAAATCAATTTCATTAAGTGCTGAAGCAGTAATCGCTGCCACGACCTCTTCAAGTACTACTGTAACATTAACCGCATCCAATTTAGATATTTTAGTAGGTATGACAGTCTCTGGAACAGGTGTTTCAGGAACAGTAACTGTTTCAGCTAGAACTGGTAATGTATTAACACTTTCAAGTGCACAATCACTTACAGCAGCAAATAGATTAACATTTGTTTTTGCAAACGATGCTGCGGCCGAGGCCAATTTAACTGAAGCAGATTTTGCACAATATTTAAACCAAAAGGCTTCAAGAGATTCCTCAACAGCTGGTGGTATAGAACATATTACAATTACGGCTGCTGGTACAGGTTACACTAATGGAACCCATACATTTGCGACTGGTTCATCCGGTGCAAGATTTGTAACAATTACTGGAGACGGAACAGGTGCAACGGCAACTGCAACAGTGTCAGGTAATAATGTAACAGGGATTACAATAACAAATAAAGGAACCAATTATACAGTAGCTGATATAGTTATTGCAGGTCAAGGTGGTTCAGACGCCACAGCAGAGGCAACTCTTGCTCCTAAAGCAGGACACGGAGTTAATCCAGTAGCAGAGCTTGGTGGATTCTTTACATCACTTAATGTTTTATTAGACGGTGCAGATGGTGCTGGAGATATTACAGTAGGTAATGATTTCAGACAAATAGCACTTATTAAACAACCAAGAGTATTTAATGCAACTCCATTGGCTGGCGCAATCGCAACTGCCGATACACTTAAAGCAACAAAGGCCTTAGACTTTACTGGTACTGCCGCTGGTGTAAATGCTTATGCAGTTGATGAGTTACTTGTTCAGACCACAACTGGTGCACAAGGTTATGTGGTTGAAATAGACGCAACAAATGGTTATGTTCATTATATTCAAAATGATAAAACAGGTTATACAACCTTTGGTAATGGTTTAGTAGTGACTGGACAAACAAGCACAACAGCTCTTACCACTGAATCGACTGCAGTAATCAACCCAGAAGTTGATAGAGCAAGTGGTGAAGTATTATTTTATGAAAACAGAGCAGCAATTAGTAGAACAACAACACAGATTGAAGATATTAAACTTATATTAGAATTTTAATTTAGTATAAAGATAGGAAAATTTTATGAGTACGACAGTAGTAAAAAATTATAATAACAGCCCATATTTTGATGATTATGATGAAACAAAAAATTATCATAGGGTTTTATTTAAACCAGGCTTCTCGGTTCAGGCGCGTGAATTAACGCAAATACAAACATCACTTCAAGCACAAATAGACCGACATGGTCAATATGCATTTAAAGATGGTTCAAGAGTTGTAAATGGTAAAGCCACATTAAATGTTGAATATGATTTTATTAAAATAGAATCAAGTTTTTATAATGGTTCAGCTACAGTTAATTCAGATACATACCTAACCAGTTTAGTCGGCACTGTTTTAACTGGAAGTGGAAATTCAACAAATCAAGTAACTGCAGAAGTTCTTGCAGTAGAGGCAGCAGACGCGGATAATAATCCAAATACATTATTTGTAAGATATACAAGCGCTGGTGGTGCAAATAGAGAAATACCAAAGTTTGTGGCTGGAGAATTAGCAACATCAAGTGCATCAGGCACACCAAAGATTATGGTCGGCGGTGGTAGTAATACTAATAATGCTGGTGCAGCATCAGGTATAACCACTCCTATAGGATTAGGTTCAGCAGTAAACATCGAAGAAGGTGTGTATTTTATTGCTGGTACATTTGTTTATGTTCCAGGTGGTTCAATTACATTATCCAAATATTCAAATACTCCAAATAACATTATAGGTCTTAAAGTAACAGAAACATTAGTTAGTTCAAACACAGACTCTACACTTGTAGATAATGCACAAGGCACTCCGAATGCTTCAGCCCCAGGCGCTGACAGATACCAAATATCAACAACACTAATTAAAGAACCTTTAGATATTGCAAGTAGAACAGAAAATGATTATATAACATTATTGGTAGTAGAAAATGGTAAAGCCTCATCAGATAAAACAGACAAAAATCAAGGTACAGAATTATCAGAAAGATTAGCAAGAAGGACTTTTGAGGAATCAGGTGATTATTCAGTTAATCCATATCAGTTAAATGTTAGAGAACATTTGGATAGTGGAAGCAATAATGGTTATCTATCACAAAGTGCTGGTGGTTCAGCAAGTAAATTGGCAATTGGTATCGAACCAAATGTTTCATATGTAAAAGGATTCAGAGTAGAAAATACAACAACAAAATACTTAGAAGTAAATAAACCACAAGGCATAGATGCTCAAGAAGATGTAAACCTTGCACAACAAACATTAGGTTTAGGTAATTATATTGAAGTGGACGAAAGTGCTTCACTTGGAATGCCCGATATTGTAAATTTTGATACCATTGACCTACACGATGCTGCAAACGGCGGTGGTACCGTCAGAGGGACAGCGAGAGTAAGAGGAGTTAGACAAGGCTCATCATCATTAAAATTATACCTACACTTATTTGATATTAATTTTAATGCCGGTAAGACCATGGCAGATATTGATAGTGTTGTATGGAACGATAGTGGGACAGTAAAATTTAGAGCTAACTTAGGCGCAGATAAAACAATTAAAGAAACAGGAGCGAATTCATTGGTATATAAATTACCATTTAATGCTATTGCTCATTTAAGAGACCCAGGCTCTACAGCAGGAAGTCCTTCTTATAATACTTCATTTACAGTCAGACAAACATTTACAACTGATTCAAGTCAAGCGGCTGATACGATTAGTGGTGCTACATTTATTAATGCAGCTTCAGTTGTTGCATATGTTTTAGATGGTAGTACTTATGGTGCATTAGACGCAAGTCCGGCATGTGCAATTACAGGTGGTGGTAGTACAATTACATTTACAAATGTTTCTGGAACTACTAGTTTCTCAGGTGGTAAAAAAATAGTATACTCAGTTGATGTTTCATATTCAGGCGCTGCTCCTAAAGTAAAAACAAGAGCGAATGTGCCGTCAAAAACAGATACACTTACAAATGGTGCATTAAGCTTAGGTAAATCAGATATTATAAAAGTTAATTCAATTAAGGTTGGAACAACTGATGTAACTAAATTATTTACACTTGATAATGGACAAAGAGATAATTTCTATGATATAGGAAAAGTTATTTTAAAACCAGGTGAATCAGACCCAGGTACTATAATAGTTGATTTTGACCATTATACACATACAGGTTCTGGTGGTTTCTTTAGTGTTGATTCATATGTGTTACCAAACCCAGCAGGTGAATATGAAAAGATACCAACACATAGTGGAGCTTCAGGTACAGTTCAATTAAGAGATTGTATTGACTTTAGACCTACGGTTAATGATAGTGGAACATTTGCATCAGGAACAAATTTATCTTTATCTAATCCACCAACACCAAGTGGTATTTTTATAACTGATTTAACACACTTCTTACCTAGAATAGATAAAATATTTGTCACAAGAAAAGGCGAATTTAAAACAGCTGTTGGTGTCCCAGATTCAAATCCAAAACCACCTGCAGTTCCAGATGACGCAATGGGATTATATAACCTTAGGTTATCTCCTTATGTATTTTCTTTATCAGGTGTTAAACCACAAATTATAGAGAACAAAAGATTTACAATGCGTGATATTGGTTCAATAGAAAAACGTGTTAAAAATTTAGAATACTTTACATCACTTTCATTATTAGAACAAAGTGCTGCTGATGTCGATATGACAGATTCAGGTGGTAATGTAAGATTAAAAAATGGATTTATTGTAGACAATTTTACAAGTCATGGCATTGGAGACCCATCAAATATAGATTATAATGTTGCTGTCGATAGGCAAAATGGAATATTAAGACCTAAATTCGATGAGCGTAATACTAACTTAATTAGGGCTGCTGGTGATTCAGGCGATTGTGAAAATAATGCAGGTATTGTTACCATGGAAATGGATACAGATGTTAATTTTATTAACCAACCTTACGCCTCAACATTCTCAAATGTAAATCCATATAATGTATTCAGTTGGGCAGGAGTTATAGAATTATCTCCTGATTCAGATGAATGGAAAGAAACAGATGTAAGGCCATCAATTGTAATTGATGATTCATCTTCCTTTGACCAATTTAAGAAAATGGCAGAAGAAAATGGTATCCTTGGTACAGTCTGGAACGAATGGGAAACAAATTGGAACGGCGTTGACATCGATGAATCAACAGAAACTACAGGTACAGCACCAGGCAGAAGAGGTAGAAATAACTTTAACTTACCATGGTGGTTACAAGAAGATGAAAGAGATGATTTCTTTGATATTGGAACTGCTGGTGGTGGACAACAAAATACAACCATAACAACTACTACTACAACTACAGGACAATCCAGAGATGGTGTTCAAACTGATTTAGCCTTTGATACTGTTACAAGGTCAGATGGCAGAAAGGTTGTTGAAGTAAATTTTGTACCATTTATTAGGTCAAGAAAAATATCCTTTAAGGCTCAATTATTAAAGCCAAATACAAAGGTATATGCATTCTTTGACGGCGCTGATATATCTAATTTTGTAAGAGAAGAAACATTTGCACAATTTTCAGCCACAAATAATGTTACAACATTTGAAGGAGAAACTGCTCACCCAAGTACGGCGAGTGCATTAATATCAAACGGTTCAGGTGTTATTGAAGGTTCATTTATTATACCAAGAAATGATGCATTAAAATTTGCAACTGGTGCAAGAGAATTTAGATTATCTGACACTTCTACAAACGACAAAGATACAGAAACAACATTCGCTGAAGCACAATATCATGCACAAGGTTTATTAGAAACAACAGAAGAAAGAATTATTTCAACCAAAGTGCCAAGATTAGTACAATCAGAATTAAATGATGACAGAACATTAGTCGATACTAGTGTATCTGAAACCACAACATGGATTGACCCTGTGGCAGAAACACTTCTTATAGATAAAGAAGGTGGTATATTTGCAAAATCAGTTGACTTATTCTTTAAATCAAAAAGTGCAACTGTTCCAGTAAGGGTAACTATCAGAACAACATTAAATGGTACGCCTACACAAAGAATAGTACCAGGTGCTGATAAAATATTATATCCAAGTTCGGTAAATGTATCGGCGACTGCTGCAACTGCAACTAACTTTGCATTTGATTACCCAGTTTATTTAGCTCAAGACACAGAATACGCAATCGTAATTACATCTCAATCAGATGATTATGAGGTATGGATAGCTGAAATGGGTGGATTTGATGTAACTGATGTACAACAAAGAATTACAAAACAACCATATAATGGTGTATTCTTCAGTTCAGCAAATGCTTCAACATGGACACCAGAACAAAGTAAAGATTTAAAATTCAAATTAAACAGAGCCAAATTTAAAACAGGCCAAACCAATAAAATCACATTTACAAATGATGTGGTACCTGCAACAACTTTACAGGCAAACGGACTCTTTACTACTAGTGGCAGTAGAGTAATTAAAGTATTACATAAAAATCATGGTTTATACCACACAAGTAGTAGAGTACTTATTACAGGTGTTGTTGGAACAGGAAGTCCACAAAAGGTAAATAATATTCCAATTACAGAAATTAATGGTATTACACATACCATATCTGCTATAACACATGATACATATTCAATAACTGTAGCAACTACTAACGCGAATGCAAGTGGTTATGGTGGTGGAACGGCAATTAAAGCTACTGGAAACAGACACATGGATTTATTATATCCAGTTATTCAAAACATGCAAGTGCCTGGAACATCAGCAAGATTTTTCCTAAAAACATACACTTCAAAAAGTGCAAGTGGTAGTGAAACAGGTTATGCCTTAACTGGTAGTGGAGATGGTTATGAAATATTACCAAATAGAAATTTCTATTTCCCTGTACCTATGGCTATATACTCTCAGCAGAATGAAACAACAAATTTAGCTGGTGTTAAATCATTCCAATTAACATGTGTAATGACTTCAACAAACGATGCATTATCTCCTGTTATTGATATGAACAGACTATCTGCAAACTCAATTCAGAATATAATAACCAGTACTGGTGTATCTGAAGAGGTTACATCGGGTGGTGGAGAAATTTCAAAATATATTACTAAGAAAATTGAATTAGCAGAACAGGCAGATATTGCAACTGTTTTTGTTAATATTCTAAAACCTGGTGGGTCTGATGTTGAATTACATTTTAGAGCCGTAAATGGTGATACAGATATTACTACTGTTGCCTTTGATAAGGCATCTCCGGTAGGTGGTATAATACCATTTAACGCAACACAATTCCAAGAGGTTCAATTTGATGTTGACCCATTTGGACTCAATGCGAGTTATAGTGCGATTCAATTTAAATTAGTACTGAAAGGAACAAATTCTTCTCAACCACCATTGGTTAAAGACTTTAGAGCAATTTGTGCGACATAGGATATAATATGGCTAAAACAAAAATAAAAGAAAATCCAGATTTAGTAAAAGATACAACAACTGGAGCAGTTATAAATACAAATAGTAATGCCTTTGCAAGAAGAAGAGCTCAAATGGCACTTCAAATAGAAAAGGATAATAAACTTGAGCAACTTGAAAAAGATGTTGCTGAATTAAAAAAATTAATCAAAGGTCTGAGTAAATAATTATGGCAATCAATAAAGAAACAAGAATACAAAAAACTGATACCATTGAGCAACTTCGTCAAAAGAATAACGAAGTGTCTCTACATTTAGGAGACAATGCATTAATTGATGCAAGAATACTTGACAAGACAGAATCAATTACAGCTGCTGCCTCTCAGACATTATTTACAGCAAGTGGATTAAGGTTTGAAGTTAAACCAGGTGAAACAATTGATAATAACGCACATACTGAATCATTAAGTGTCGGCGTAGTAAAAGTATTTAATGGTGCTACAGAATTAACTCAAGCATTATCTGGTACTAATACTTTTGTAGCTCCAAATCATGTTGCAACTATTGCCCTTACAGGTTCACCAACACTTACACAATTCGCTCATGAAAATGTAGAGGTTTATCATGCCGCAAGTGCACAAACCGATTTAACACATGCCTCTGTTACTTTTAGAGCAAAGGTATTATCATGTGATATAACAAACGGAATCAGATTAAAAAATCAATCAGGTACATATAGTGCAAGTACAGCATTAAGAGTACACCGAGGTTCAAGTGGTAGAAATGTAAGTACAAATACAATTTTAGCCTCACAACATACAGGTTTAACAGCTGTTGATGCTACATTCGGTAGTATAATCAAATTAAATAGTCCCGCATCAGCTGGTAATGTAATAAAAATAGTATCAACAAATCTTGTGGACGCAATTAATGAAGTCCAAGATGATGTTGGTAATATATTACAATTAGGCAGTAACGATAAATCAGATATTGTTACAGCTATTAATGAATTAGAAACGGGTATCAGAGGTGGTTCATCAAACTTAGTTGCTGCAGGTTTAACCACAACATCAACTGATTTGGTTGGAGCCGTTAATGAATTAGATAGTGCACAAGGAAATGTTGCACTTATTAATGATGAGTCTGGTTACACTGGAACAACATGTGTTGGTGGTATTACAGAATTACAAGACCATTTGGGAACAAAAGCAAATTTGGTAACATCAGCCAAGGGTGATTTAGTACTTGCAATTAATGAAGTGCATAACGATGCATTGGCTAGTGTTAAATTAACAGATAGTGGAACACAAACATTAAATTCTAATTTCACTATGACAAATGGAAATACATTTACCTTTCCAAATAATACAACACTTGATATAAGAAATGGTTCACTATTAATAGGTTCTGGTGGTACAGAAGTACAATTCGCCACAGCCTTCCTCGCACTTACAGCAAACGATGCTAGTAATTCGGCCGTAAATCAATTAGGTATTGAAGTTAAAAGAGCAGGTACATCAAAAACAAGAGTACAATGGAACGAACAATTAGTTGCTTCTAAACCAGCCAGAGCTTGGCAGGTAATTGGATTAGCCGATAATGGAACTACAGAAACAACGGCAGATATTGTAACCTTCTATAATGCACAGGAATTATTTTCAAGTAATACTGAAACCGGATTAGCAGTTACATGGGATTCAACAAATCAAAACTTTGATGTTGCATTAACTTTAGACCCAGTCATTACATTGGGCGGAGATTTAACAGGTAGTGCTACTCTTACAAATTTAAATAGTGCTACATTAACAGCAACTATTGCAGCCGGGTCCGTAGAAAACACTATGTTGGCCGGAAGTATTGCTGCTTCTAAATTAGCAGGTTCAATTGGTAATAGTAAATTATCAAATTCAACTATTATAATTAGTGATGGTTCAAATACAAGTCCAGTCGCATTGGGTGGAACATTAACTGTTCAAGGTACTTCATCAGAAGTAACAGTAGCGGAAAGTGCTGGAACAGTAACAGTAGGTTTACCAAACGATGTAACAATCGGAAATGATTTAACAGTTACAGGTGACCTATTAGTTCAAGGTGATACAGTTACATTAAACACTTCAACACTTGCTGTTGAGGATACATTGGTATTAATGGGAACATCAGGTTCAGAACCAAGCACAGGTGGATTTGGTTTAGAAACAAGAGCATTTACAGGAACCACTGCACCGCATGCAAATGCCGCTGCAGGAGTAACAGGTACTCACTCAATTGTATATAACTTTGCAACTGATAGATGGGAAGCAGATGGTTCATTAATTCTTTCTACAGCTACTGTTGCAACTCCTCAAGTTGAAGGAACTAATTTTGGTTCAGGAGATAATTTAACATTTACTGCAACAAATGGATTAAACAAAAGCGTATCTGGCTTTGGTGTAACATTTACAAATACTGATAAAGGTTCATCACAAAATATATTTAAAAATGTTTTAACAAATTCCGGCACAGCAGTCGCCGACACAAATAATGATACACTTTCCATATTAGGTGGAAATGATTTATCAACATCAGTCAGTGCAGATGCAATTACAATTCAGCATGATAACTCAGGCGTAACAGCGGCTTCATACGGAAGCCAATTTGTGGTTCCAAGTATAACAGTAGACGCAAGAGGTCATATTACTGCAGCATCAAGCAATACAGCAATATCACTTTCAGCTCTTGGATACTCTGGAGTAAATAATGCAGATAGATATGGTTCATTTAGTATTAAAGCTAATGCTGGAGTGGCCGAAGCTATTGGTTCAGGTGAAACAGTTACCTTTACAAATAGTGGCGCAACAACAGTAACAAGAAGTAGTAATACAATAAATATATCATCAACTGATACACAATTAACCGATGCACAAGTAAGAAGTAAATTCTCTGGTGGTACTAATGTATCAATATCAGGAACTGGTGTAATATCTGCAACAGATACCAACACAACCAATTTTAATGTTAATGCTAATGGTGGTACAAACGAAAATATAACTGCTGGTGAAGCAATAAGATTTGATAGTGGTGGAGCAACAACAGTAAGTAGAAGTGGTAATACATTTACATTTACTTCAACAGATACAGTTAATGCAAATACGGTAACAGCGATACAAGGTAACGCAGGAAGTCCTTCATTAAACACTGGTAATATTACAATTGCTGGTGGCACAAATGTAACATGTTCACAATCTGGTAATACTATTACAATATCTTCACTAGATACTAATGATAATACTCAATTAAGTGATGCACAAGTAAGAAGTAAATTCTCAGCTGGTAGTGGTATATCAATAACTTCTGGTGGTAGTATCTCAACATCAGCAACATCTAACACAGGTACAGTTACATCAGTCGCAACAGGAAGTGGATGTAGTGGTGGAACAATTACTTCTTCAGGTACAATTACTGTAGGTGGAGGTAATGGATTATCACAATCATCAACAGGGCTCTTAATGTCAGGTTCTTACACTGGAACATTTACGGCAAGTGCTGATGTGGTTGCTTTCTCAGATGAAAAATTAAAAGATAATATACAAACACTTGACGGCTCGAAAGTATTCGACATGAGAGGTGTTTCCTTTAATCGTAACGACCAAGATGGTAAACTATCATCTGGTGTTATTGCTCAAGAGCTAGAACATATAGCTCCTGAGTTAATTCATGAATCAGAAGATGGAACAAAAGGTGTTGCGTACGGTAATACTGTAGGGTATTTAATTGAAGCAATTAAATTATTAAAAGCTGAAATTGAGGAATTAAAAATTATAAATAAAGGTATAGAGAAATAAAAAATGGCAGTATACTCTAACATTGTTATTGACCAAGGTGCTGATTATTCAGCAGCAGTTGATGTGACTGATTCAGATGGTGATGCAGTTGACTTAACCGGCCACACAGCGGCCGGACAAATAAGGAAAACATACTCATCATCTACAAAAGTAGATTTTGCAGTGACCTTTGCGAGTCCTAGGACCACAGGTACTTTAAATCTAGGTTTAACAAACGCACAAACCGTAGCAATGAAAGCCGGGCGATACGTTTATGATGTAGAAATCACAAATGGCGCTGGAGTAAAAACGAGAGTTTTAGAAGGGCAAGTTGAAATCACACCAGGAGTAACGGTATAGTGGCAAATATAAAAGCAAAAATACGACAAAATCCAAATAAAATTGTTGCTCAGACCCTAAAAATTGGTAATGTAAGATTAACCGATTTATCAGATGTTGATGCATCAGCTGCGGCCGATGGTGGGTTATTACTATATAATGGTTCAACTAATAAATTTGCGATAACAACTACGGTTGGCAATATAAATACTAATATAACAGGAGGCACGTACTAGTGGCTAATTTAACAAGAATAAAAATATTAACTACAGGTTCTACAACTACCGCTCCGGCTAATATTAAAACAGGTGAACTGGCATACTCTTATGTAACCGGTACTCAAGCAAACAATGGTGACAGATTATATGTCGGTACTGGAACAGAATCAGGTGGAGTTGCCTCTTCTGTAGACCTAATAGGTGGTAAATATTTCACACAATTATTAGACCATGTACATGGAACAACAACAGCAAGTAGTGCTTTAATTGTTGACGCCAACAAACATGTATCTGATTTAAATATCGGAAGTTTAGCACTTGAGGCTTCAGGTGGTTCAGGTCAAGTAGTAACAAGTATTGTAACTGCAATGCCTGGTTCTCCTACAGATGCTCAGTTAATTACTGCACAAGGTGTTAAGGAATTTGTTGATACATTAGACTTATCAGTTTCTGGTGATAGTGGTGCAATTGCAGTAGATTTATTTACTGGTGCTTCAAGTGCTGAAGAAACATTAGGTATTATAGGTACTGCAAACGAAATTGAAACTGTAGCTTCAGGTAATAATGTAACAATTGGTTTACCAACAAACATAACAGTCGCTGGTGAAATAGATACTGCAACTTTAGATGTTGCAACATCAGCTGATATAGCTAGTTTAAAGGTCGAAGATTTAACAAACAATAGAGTTGTTATTGCCGGCACAGGTGGAGAAATAGAAGATGACGCCAACTTTACCTTCGATGGTACAAGTTTAAATGTTGGAGGAGCAAACTTCTCTGTTGCCCATGCGACTGGTAATACAGTTGTAGGTGGAACATTACAAGTAAATGGTAATGTTAGCTTAGGTAACGCGGCAAGTGATACAGTACAAACACAAGGTAATTTAACAGTTGGTGGAAACCTAACAGTTTCTGGTACAACAACATCAGTTAATTCAACCACAACAACATTAACTGACCCAGTTATAGAATTAGCAAAAGACACTGCTTCAGCCGATGGTCTAGATAGAGGTGTTAGGTTTAAATGGCATAATGGTTCAGCCGTTAAAGATGGCTTCTTTGGATTTGATATACAAACTCAAAGATTCTCATTCACACCAGATGAAGATTTAAGTGGAGGCGAGAATGCTTCTGCACCATGGGGTGATTTAAACATTGGAAACATTTATGGTACAGGTGCAACACTTGATAATATTAGAGTTGCGATTACTGGTGCCAATGAAATAGATACAACTTCAGGTAATTTAACACTTGACTCAGCTGGTGGTACAGTTGTTGTTGATGATATATTACAAGTTACTGGTGCAGCTTCGGCGGCATCGTTAACACTAACCACTGATTTGGCAGTTGCCCATGGTGGTACAGGCGTTTCAACACTTACATCAAATGGTGTATTAATAGGAAATGGAACTGGTGCTGTGGTTGTTTCAGCTGCTTCATCAGCAGCAGGAAGTATACTTCAGGCGGCCTCTGGTGGAACACCGGCATTTTCTAACATCATAGATGGTGGAACATACTAATATAAATATATTATAACACATAGCTATGTGTATGTAAAACATTTTATTAACTTCCCTATATAGGGATTGAAAAGAGGAGCCAAAATTGGCAAGAAATACTAACATTAAATTAAGGCGTTCTGCTACCGCAGGTGCCATTCCAACTACTTCCAATTTAGATTTAGGTGAGCTAGCGCTCAACACTAACGACGGTAAGTTATACATGAAGACTACCGAGGGTAGTTTAGATAGTGTTATACAAATAGGCTCTTCAACCGATTCATATTTTAAAGTAAGAAAAGCAGTTACACAAGCATTTACTGTTACCGTTCTTTCTAAAACAACAAACCATATATATCATAACTCTGGCTCAAGCGCTGGTTATCAAATTAATGGTTTAGAAGCTCCTCACTTAAATTTAGTACCAGGTAATACATATAAATTTGACCAATCAGATAGTTCAAATTCAGGTCACCCGTTAAGATTCTATTATGATGCTGCAAAAACGACAGCATACACTGCAGGTGTAACAACATCTGGAACTCCAGGTAGTTCTGGAGCCTTTACCCAAATTATACCCACAAAAGATACCCCAATGGTATTACATTACCAATGTACAAATCATGGATATATGGGTAATGCTGCAAGTTTTAACACAAGAAATTTAGTAGGATTTGATACAGACGACCTATCAGAAGGTTCATCAAATCTTTATCACACAAGTGCTAGAGCTATTTCAGCAGTAACTGGTTCAAATCTCAATATGGGTAGTAATAGTATTACCACTACTGGTAAAATATTATTCTCTAATTTATATAGTGCAGAAGGAGACTTACCAAGTGCTTCTACATATCATGGAATGTTTGCTCATGTTCATGGTACAGGAAAAGCATATTTTGCTCATGCCGGTAACTGGATAAAATTAGTAGATGAAGGAACATTACCTGCTTTATCAAGAGCAAATATATCAGTAACAGATTCTGGTGGTGATGGTTCACTATCATACAATAATTCAACAGGTGTTTTAACTTATACAGGACCAAGTGCAGCAGAAGTAAGAGCTCATATCAGTGTTGCTGATGCAGGTGGCGATGGTAGTTTATCATATAATAATTCATCAGGTATTATAACATACACTGGTCCATCAGCGGCTGAAGTAAGAGCTCATTTATCAGCTGGAACTGGTGTTGGGTTTTCTGGTGGTGCAATTAGCATTGGCCAGGCAGTTGCAACAAATTCAAATGTACAATTTAATAATTTACAAGTCGATGGAACATTAACATCAGACGATATCACATCAACAAATATAGCTGCTACTGGTAATTTAACAGTATCAGGTAATCTTACAGTTCAAGGTACAACTACTACAGTTAATAGTACGACATTAGATGTTGTTGATAAAAATTTAACTTTAAACTTTCATGCTTCAAATGATACTTCAGGTAATGCGAATGGCGCTGGTATAACTATACAAGACGCTGTTAATAGCTCAACAGATGCTACATTACTCTGGGTTGCGGCCACTGATAAGTTTGCATTCTCTCATGGTATTACAACACCAACTGTAGTAGCTTCAGGCACTAATATACTATCAGGTTTAACTTACCCGACAAGTGATGGTTCAAGTGGTCAAGCTCTAGTAACTGATGGTTCAGGAAACCTATCCTTTAGTTCTATATCAGCTGGTGGTAATGCATTTGGTAGAATATCAGTATCAGGACAATCAAATGTCGATGCTGATTCCAATAGTGATACACTTACACTTGTTGCTGGTTCTAATATTACAATTACTACTGCAGCAGGTTCTGATTCAGTTACAATTAACTCTACAGCAAGTGGTTCGGCTTTAACAGTTCAAGAAGAAGGTTCATCCTTATCAACTGCGGGTTCAACATTAAACTTTGTTGGTGCTGGAGTTACAGCAAGTGGTACTGGTGCTACTAAAACAATTACAATTCCTGGAACAGGTACTGTATCAGAAGCATTTAAAACTATAGCAATTTCTGGACAAAGCAGTGTCGTTGCAGATACGGCTACTGATACTCTTACTCTTGTAGGCGGGTCTAACATGACTCTGACTACAAACGCTAGTGGAGATACGATTACATTTGCTTCATCAGGAAGTGGCGGTGCTAGTCAAAGCGCATTATATAAAGAATATGTATATACACCAGGAAGTAATACAACAACCTTTAGTGGTAGTGATGCAAACGGTGCGACGCTGTCGTACACGGTTGGCTATTTAAGTGTTTATTTAAATGGTGTGTTATTAAAACCTACCACTGA